TCATCCCATCGGGCTAAAATTGCTCGATGCTGAGCAATAGCGCTGCTTCATCCGATCACTATGATCCTGGCGATCATTGTCGTAGCGTGCTCGCCATGATTTGCATTCTTCGTGGTAGTGCTGTTTGGCGGCTTTGCGGCATTCGCGGTAGTCGATTGAGCCTTTGCGGTGGTTGGCGCATACGCTGCTGCTGTCGATGTAGTTATTGACGGCTACCCACTCTGCTAGGTAGTTCGTGCCGCCATTCCAGCTCTTGATCCACTTCGAGGTGTGCTCTCGCCTTACGGTGTTCGTCTTTCTTTCCGTACTGGTGCTGGTGGCTGCAACCTGTGTGTAGGTTGGCGGTGTGTAGGTGCTGGCCGGCTGTTTGGGGGTGTAGTTGTTGTCGTTGAATGAGTTCTGGCTTCGCTGCACCGCTAGCGCGGCTTGCTGCTCTGACCATTCAATATCAGCTTGGCTAGGCGATGGCTGGGCAACCTGTGGGGCGGGCTCAAAAGGCACTGGGGCCTCTTGGATGGTTTGCGAAGGCTGGCTGTAGGTTTGGGCTGGCTGCTCGCTGAATACCGGCTGGCCGCCAACACGGATGGCCTGCTTAAGCTGGTTTACATCGATGACGATTGGCTTGGCAAATAGCGCGATCAGCCCCCATGTGATCGCTGAACCAACGCCCAGGATGACGACCGTACGCCATGGGGATTGCTTCTTGTTGTTGCGTATATAGTCCGGCGCATCATCCCAGTCTGATTTCATAACTACGTCCCTGTAAAAAAAAAATCTATCGCGCCCAATAAATCAACCAATCAAATATTTATCGCCCAAGCAAGCTACCAAGAACATTATTCGCAGAACTATCAATACTACGTTCAGCATAGTTATATATTGCCATTAATGATTCCTTTAGCTCCGGCCTCTCTCTGGAAGAAAGAGAAACCACTGTGCCTTTATCCTGCTTACTCAAGACCTGGAATAAATACTGACTCTCTTCCAAGGTAGCATTAAGCGCACCAATCAAGGTGGCCTTTTTTATCAAATTTTGGGAGTATCTTGATGGTGACTCACTAGCCTTTTGGATTGAAGCAATCAACCCACCCCCTTGATCCCAATGGAATATAGAGGGACTTACCTGAATCCAGTTAATTGACCCGGACGATGAACGCCTGGCAATCTCATTCAAATTACCAAGCAACTTCATGGTTTCATTATTCATCTACATTGCCTCAATACTATTCTTCTCAAACAAGCCAGTAATATCTGCCGTTATATCACTAATGCTCGAAAAATGACCTTGCATAGCAAAATATATGTTATTTGCTATAGCATCTTCATCATCTGAAATCTGTGGACGCACATTATCTAGAGCTCTTTTTGCCTCACTTATAACTATAGTCAAATCGTTTTTTAACTGAGCTATATCATCCCTATCATTAAATGGCGCAATTATTCTTCTAAGCCGTCTCGAAACCTCGTTTAAAAGATCCCGAGCGCTCTGAAAATCGAGATTATAATCTAACTTATCTAATCTCTGAGCTATTTCCGTTAGCTCAATCGTAAGGGACTGTATTTTTACTGTCCTAGCTGCAGCCGATGCAGCCTCTTTAGCCTTTTTTGCTTGCCAAAAGGCCATAATTGAAAAAATAACGCCTATCACTCCAACTATTAAGTTTATCCAAAACTCAGAGCCTTCATAAAAATTCTCATTTAAAATTTTTAAAACCTCACCTAAACCGTCCTCTACTTTCATACTCGAGCCTTACTTAATTATTTTGATTCATATCAATTGCGAGAGAACCAGCGCCTAGCTACTTCCGTTGTAATCGCTATCCCGCGTTTTGATTGGGCAAGTTTGAATCGGCTTCTTCGTATCCAGGCGACACCTGTCCTTTTGTAGGGTCTACCTCCCCTTTCCAAAGCCATAGCTCGTAATGCGGGAAGGCCTTCAATAGCTCTTCCATGTCCTCGATCCGCGTCTTCACCTTCATGTCGGTGGCTACGGTCTGCCACCTACGGCGGTTTTTGATAGTCGTTGCCTGGGCAAGCCTTGCGGGGCCGATATGGCGGACAAGGGTTCTAAGCCTTTCTTCAATCATTCCAAAAAGCTCTAAAAAGCAATGACAAATAATTTGATAGACAAATATTTTGTCATTAGGATTGCTGTCGACGACAAATAATTTGTCACTAGGGCATTTTGTCCTAATGACACGAATAGTGACGGAACGAGCATGGAACTGGAAGAGCTGGAACCTTCGAAGCTTATAGGCCCGCAACAGGACGTTGAAACCGTCGAATCCTGGGCGGATCGCAACGGCCTTACTTACGGCACTGCGCGTGCCTGGGCCATGAAAGGCGTAGTGCCCACGGTAAAGCTCGGCAAGCGCCGCATGGTGAATAGCACCCTGTTGCGCTCCTGGCTGCTGGAACAGGAGTGGACGGCATGAGCAACGGGCCTTGCGTCGTTCAAGTAGCCAGCTACCACGGCAAAAGCCATCAGAAGCGCTGGCACCGTTGCTTCCGTGGCGACTCTCGCCAGGAATGCCACCTCTTCATAGATATGGCTGTAGCTGACGTGGTTGCAGATGACCCGCTGGCCTCGTTGCTCGCCCAGGAACAAGCCCGCGAGAACTTCCGCATTTACAAGCTGTGGGGTATGGCATGAGCGCTGACCTCTATAGCAAAGAAGCCTTCGCGGCCCTGGTTGGCGTTCCGGTTGAAGTGGTCGCTAGCTGGATCATGCACGGCAGAGTCCCCAGCGTGAAGGTCGGCAAAACCCGACTGGTGCTGTTTACGTGGGTGAACCCATGAGCCGCACAGACGCGCAATTCAAGCTGCGCATGCCTGCTGCACTGCGCGCTCAGGTCGAGCAGGCCGCCAAAGAGGCGCGCCGCTCCCTGAATGCTGAAATCGTCCTTCGCCTTGAGGCGAGCTTTGCCCAGGTAAAGCAGGAGGTTTCCCAGTGATCTACGCCAGCTCCGGATACCCAGGCGAGGGCATGAGCTATGACGCCATTCAGCTACAGCAACCAACAGCACGCCGAGAACTGCGACTGCTCTGTCTGCTGGTCAAAGGCCGAGATGGCCAAGCCCGATCCTTGCCCGTCCACACTTTGCGACCAATGCCGCCCCGCGTCTGCCCGACCCGTGCGCACTCTCAAGATGCGCCTCGTCGCTGGTGCCTGGACGCCCTTGCTCTCCCAATGGGAAATCACCCTGGCCTTTATCTGCGCGAAACACACGCCAAGCGACCGACCACCGAAGTATTGGAGCGTTGTGGAAAACATCGGCAAGCCCGTGCCTTTCGTACCGCTGCACGAACCTTTCGAGCTGGTGGGGTGAGTGCATGAAAGTCTCCTTCCGCGTCGGCCGCTATCTGTTGGCTTTGCTCTGGCACTGGTCGCTGCCATTCGCACTTGGCGGCGTGTTTGCCTCCGTGCTGGCTATCCAGGGCGTACAGGAAGGCATCGAACTGCTCGATGAAGCCCTAGACGCTTCTATCACCCGAGTGGCTGACGCCTGCGCCATCCCGCCGGAACCACCCAACCGAGGATCGCCGCCTGTGTCCGGGGCTGGTTTACCAGTCGCGGGCGCAGGTGGCGAAACGGGATGACAAGGGCGAGGCCCTTGGTGTTTTTACTTAATACATCAACACAATTGATGTGTGCTTAATTCAAAAAGCTCAATTAGTTCCAATTCAGCTCAATGTTTAACGCAAAAACTTAAATAATCAAAAGATTTAATGATGGTTTTAATCGCTGCAAAAACTGCGTATTAATAACCAGGCAATTCCACCGCAAGCCGCGCCACACCTAGCAGATAAAGAACTTTAGCAGTTCTTCTGCTTGGGATTACTCGGCCTGCAATAAGGCAAAACCGCGCACTAACGCGCAACTAAGCGAGGAAACAAAAGATGGCACGTTCAACTATGGAAGTTGCATTTCTCGGCACTCAACGTTTCGACGGCGAAAACGGCCAGAAGTACATCAAAGTGTTTTATGGCGATGAGCCGGACGGCAAAACCGAACACGGCCTGTCCATCATCGGTATGGCTGCTGAGGAAGATGCAGCCGAAGAAATCTTCGCCGCTGGCACCCGCTTCGAACCCCTGCAACTGGTACGCATCACCTTTGACGTGGCACGCGGTGGCCAGAACAAGGGCAAGAATTTGGCCCTGCACATCGAAGCGGTAGACACCAAAGCCAGCCGCGCTACCACCCCTCAAGCCAACGCCCAGCAGCAGGCCAAGCCCGCTGACCCGGCCAAGGCATAAGGCCCACTGCCGTGCTGATCCGTGACCGTGTGTTGTGTGATGAGTGCATGTGTGTGATGGGCCAGCTCCATCACATGCCTGTCGATCACAGCGACCACTTCACGGACAACAGCACGGCCCCCGATTACTGCGTGTGCCCTGACTGCAAAGACGCCTCAGCCGCCCAGCCTTTACCGGCTGACGACTAAGCGCCTTGCAGCAGGCCACGCACAACCCCGGAGGCATCAGGTATGGCGAGCTACTTAGCCAACATCACCTTGGGCGACCTCTGGGCGCTCCAATTCATTCAAGGCGTCGTGACCATCATGGCCCTTGGTTTGATTCACGGGCATCAGAGGTAACGGGCTATGGCTTTCACCTGGGGGCAATACCTCGTTATCGCTGGGCTGCTCATTGGCTCTCTGGGTATCGGCGTCGCCTGGGGTGCTTTCCGGCTCGGCTGGAAAGAACTGATAGACGCATCAACAAGCTGAGGATGTACCTATGTACCAAAGCAAGAAAGAAGTCGCCATGCGTGGCGGCCAGCTCGTACAGCAAGAAGGCACCAGTGTCGGTAAAGCACTGGGCGGCAAAGCCGTGGCTCTCTTCCTGACCGGTTCCGCTGCCCTGACGGCGGGTTCTGCAAACGCGGCCATCACCGTTCCCCAGGAACTGCTCGATGTGTTCACCGATCTGGCCACCGCCTTCGGCACCCTGGTGGCGGCCGGTGCCATCCTGTTCGGGGTGATTCGCGGCACCTTGGCTCTGTTCAAACTGGCTCGCAGCGTCTTCGGCGCAGCTGGGGCTTAACAGGCCAGGAGGCTAATAGATGCGCGCGGCTATTGGCCTTCGTTTGCTGCTTGCCCTCACCCTTATGGGGTGGGGGCAATTGGCGTTTTCTGCTGATTACTTCTGGATTTTACGTAGTCCTAATGGCATTGCTGGTGGCCCCTATGCCTCGCCATCAATTGCATGTGCTGTCCTCAACTCGATAGATCCTTCTAGACCCCATACACCTATTGCCACTTCTGACCCTCGCCATTTCAACTGTTCAAACAGTACTTTTTGGGCTTATCGCGAGGGCGGCACATCCTGCTCAGCGGGCTCCACCTATAACCCGTCAACAGGTGAATGCGAAGGGCCTAAAGATTGCTCCTCCCATAACGGCAAATTCATCATTGCGGCTGTTTCTGGCTCTCAGGCCGGAAACTCCTATGCAACTCCTAGCACTGTTTCCGTAGATGGTGCTCGTTATGTTTCTGCACCTGACGGCAATTCTCGTTGCAAGCCAAATTTCGACGGATCTGGTACAGCTATTTGTGCCGTTAAATATGGCGGTGATGGTTCCTGCATGCCCGCTGGTCATTCCGAATCTGACGATTTGACTGAGGGCACCTTTGTCGACGTCACCGACACTTCAACTGGTGATGAAAAGTGCCTTAACTTCGGTGGTAAAGAGCTGTGCTTGTCGCCCGACAACGCTGGGTGCGACGTCTATAACGGCAGCCCTTGGTGCTATCAAACCGGCGACAACTGCGGCGAGGTAAAAGGCACCTTTGTGTGCTTCCCCAAAACAGCCCGCCAGTGCACTTACGTCAACGGCAAAATGGAATGTATCGACACCGGCAACCCACCCGGATCTAAACCGCCTGCTTACATCCCGCCGACTTCCTCCGATCACCCCTACAACGGCGGCAACGCCGATGGTAATGACAAAAACGACCCCAAAGCTCCAGGCACTGGAAGTGACACGAACTATGTCGGTGGTGGTGGCCCACCCACTGATTTGAGCCAGACCAATGATGAGCTGCGTGGCTTGGGCGACAAGCTGGACGAATCCACCAGCCTGCTTGAAGGCATCAAGGATTTATTGACCGGCGACGGTGACGACACCGGCAATTCTGATGGTTCTGCAGCTGATGCCGAGGCCGAAGGTGCGGCCGTGGGTAATCAACTCGGCGATGCCATCGCAACCCAAATGGAAGCCGTCGACGAAGAGCGCAACGAAGAGGTTGAGGGCGTTCTCGACCAGCTGCCCAACCAAGTCAGTCAGTGGTTTGGCGCGGATGGCTCCGCTGTCGGCCTCGATTTTATCGACAACATCCTTCCAGCACCTGTGGCCTGTGCCGACTATGTCGTGCCGTTCGCCATCCAGGGCTACACCGCCAACATTACCCTGCCGGTCTGCGCCCTCATGCCCTACAAGCCGATTTTGGAGTGGGTCATCTATTGCCTGACGGCCATTGGTGCGTGGCGCATTGGTTACTCGGCACTGCGCCAGGAAGACGCTAAAGCCGCGAAAGGAGGCTTCTGATGGGCTGGATAATCAACTTCTTCAAGAAGCTGTTCCCCACCGCATTCTCCTGGCTGGCCAAGTTCCTGCTGGGCCTGATCATGCCCATCTTGGCCCCGATTATTCAGGCGGTTGCCGCACTGCTGCGCAAGATCGGCATCTTCCTGCTGATCATCGCCGCCATTGGAGCCGCAATTGCCGTGGTGGCGGCTGGTATCGACTACGTGGTGTCGGGCATTGGCTCTCTGGTCGCGCCTGACCTAGTGGTCGTCGGCCGCATGTTCTTACCCAGCAACCTGTCCTTTTGCATTTCGCTGCTGGTGTTTCTCAAGCTCAAGTCCCTGGTTTTCTACTGGGTGACCAAGCTCTCCGAAAAACTCATTCACACCTGAGCACTGCCATGGCCGTCTATATCGTGACCGGCAAACTTGGTGCCGGAAAAACCCTGCTGTGCGTCATGCGCATTCTCGACTACCTCAAGCAACGGCGCCGGGTGGCGGTGAATGTCGATGTGTTCATGGACAAGCTCTGCAAACGCGACAACAAGCATTCACGCCTTGTTCGCTTGCCTGACCTGCCGACCGCTGATGACCTCACCGGCCTGGGCGTTGGCTGCGATGTGTATGACGAAGAGAAATTCGGCGGGATTTTCCTAGACGAAGCCGGGGTATGGCTCAACTCCCGCGACTGGAACAGCGGCGGGCGTACCGACCTGCTCAAGTTCTTCCTGTTCCTGCGTAAGCGTCGTTGGGATCTGTGGTTATGCGTGCAAAACGTCAATGTCATCGACAAGCAGATCCGCGAATCCATTGCTGAGCATGTCATCTACATCAACCGCCTCGACCGTATAAAGCTGCCGTTTCCTGTCGGCCCACTGCTCCGAGTGCTGTCCCTTGGCCTCTTCAAGGGACGGCTCCCGAAGATGCACCAGGCCATCGTCAAGTACGGGGCCAAGTTCAACTCACCCAAGGTCGATGACTGGTTCTACCGGGGGCATGACTTCTACAGCTTCTACGACACCACCCAGGAATACGACAAAGCCTATGACAAAGGCTCCTACTCGATGCTGCCGCCTGGGTATTGGCGTCGCCCTGTACCCACTGCCCAGCGCAACGCGGGGTTCTACATGCGCACCACAAAAATCTTCTTCAAACGCTTCGGCGTCATCAAAGGTTTCGCGGCGGGTGCCCTGGTCGCGCTAACAGTCAGCGTGCCGGTGTTCGGGGGTATTGCAGCATCGCGCCACTACGCCCAGGCACCCGTTAGCCATACCGCCACCATCACCAGCCAACCCTCTGCACAAAAGCTCACCAGTGAGTTTGAGGGCTACCGCATCGCCACCTACGGCGAGTTGGCCGGCCAGACGTTCTACATCTTTGTTGATCCCGATGGCCGCCGCATCAAGTCCGAGGATCTGTTTAACCGCGATGTGCTGGTCAAGGATCGCGGCCCCCGTGAGGCCCTGTTGGTTCGGGGCGATGAATTTCTATCAATCTACAGGTGA